CTCCTATGGGGCGGCGGTGTCTGCCCGGGGTCGGCGAGCGCCGGCCGGTCTGGCTTCCCTGAGCGAGCGGCGCCCCGAGGGGGCGGCCGGGGTCCGGGGCTCGCGATCCGTCAGCTCCTGGCGGACCTGCTCCGGGATCTGCGTGCACATGGCCTGGACGATGCGGAGGTCGCAGTCGCAGAACGCGACGGACTTCCCGAGCTTCTGGTGCGGGATCTGGCTGATGCGGTCCTCGAGGAACCGGCGCTCGCACCCGAGCTTCTCGGCGGCTTTGTCGTAGTCGTAGTTCTGGACCTGGACGCACACGCAGTGCGGACGCGCGTCGCGGAGGTCCTCCGTACGGAGCGGCCGGGCAGTCATGCCGACGCCTTCACAGCGTCGACGTCCTCGGCGCCCGGCTGTGCCGGTACGAGGTCGTCGAGCCGGATGTCGTAGGCCCACGCGAGGGCCGTCAGGTTCGCCAGCGTGGGGATCGCTCCCGAGAACAGGCGGCTGACGACGCTCCGGTCAATCCCGGCCCGGCGTGCGATCTCCTCGTGAAGCGTGTCGCCCTTCGCGGCGGCCCGCTCCCGGAGGAGGTCAATGTCGAGGCGGAGCACGTGGGCTCCTCCTTCCTGTGCGTGCATGCCCGATCATGGGCGTGCATTCATGCACAGGCTAGATCATGTGCACGCGTGCACACCACCCCAACACGGCGGAGATCGTTAATGTGATTTTTCGGGGGTTCGCACGAGGAGTGCGCGAACCCTGCCAGCACCTATACGGCACACGGGGTCAGCAGTACTCCTCGTGCATGCATGCACGCCCTACCGGGTGCACTTGCGCGCCCGCTAGCCTCCCTGTATGCGGAGCAAGGGACCCCAAGAGCAACCCAGGGCGGCGGCCCTGGGGGCGCTCGTCACACGGCTGGCCATCGCGGCCGGCTACGACCTCAGACCAGGAGGAACAGGCCGCGCGCAGCTGTCGGAGGACACCGGCATGAGCGTGTCGGCCGTCGGCCGCATGCTGCGCGGCGAGACCCTCCCGAAGGTCGAGAACGTCTACGCACTCGCCGAGGCCCTCCGCGCTGACGAGCGCGAGCTCCTCGACACGGCCGGGTATCCGACACCCCGGACACGTGCGGACAAATCACTAGACCCGGTACTGTCGATCGCTCAACCGCTCACCCCGGAGGGCATCGCTGACGCGCTCGGGATCACCAACCCGTTCGTCCGCAGGATGTTGACCAGCAACATCCAAGAAGCCATGCGAGCACAGCGCGAGGCAGACCAGACCAGCAACGAAGGCGGGGCCGGGGACCATGCCGTAGGCAGGTAGGGGTATCGGGTGCAGCGTCCTCGTATCAGGCCCGTGTCAGCCGGTCTCACCGGCACAGCCGCCATGACGGGCGGCACTGCGGCGGTGACGGTCGCGGACGACTTCCCCGAGCCCTTCGCGGCGCTCTGCCTGATCTGTGTGACGGCGGTCGCGGTGACCGCCGTCCTCCGCATCGTCCACCGTGCCGAGGACGCAGGGCGCGCGCTCGCCGAGGAGCGCCGCAGACGCCAGGCCGCCGAGGCCGAATACGCCGCCCTCGTCGAGGACTACAACGCCGTCGTCCTCGAGAACGCCCACCTGAGCGCCGGGCGCTTCCAGCAGGCCGAGCACGAGCACGGGCCGCGCTGCACGTGCGGCACCGCGCAGCGCCCCTACCTCTCCCTCGTCGGCCGGCAAACCCGTCAGGGCTCGGCCTGACCCGCCCGCACCGCCTCCGGGTGCTGAGCGCAGATCCGCAGAGCCTTCGCCCGGGCCTTCACGTACGCCGCCCTCACCTGCTTCTCATCCGTCCCCCAGGCCGCCGCCTCCGTCTCGCAGTCCCGGCCGGGACGGTGCTGCGCGTACCAGCGCGCCGCCTCGGATGTGAACCCCTCCTCCCACTCCCACGCCCAGGACTCCCGCGGCACGTGACCGCCCGGCGCGACGACGACCTCCTCTCCTCCGGGGCCGTAGGTGACCGGCCCGAGGGACCAGATCCGGGCGCGGCCGGGCATCGTGTCGTGCACGCCGTCCAGGCCCCCGTGACGGGACGCCCACAGGGCCGCTGACCGCTCCTCGATGCGGGCCTCCCGGCGCCGTTCGAGCTTGTAGACCTCCGCGACGAGCCGGGCGATCTCCGGCCGCCAAAACGCCTCCTGGTGCCCGCCGAGGAGGACGACGACGTACACCGTCGACCGGTCCCCACCCGGCCGCGGGACGGGCACCGAAGGCGCCGGCGCGGCGGCCGGGGCCGTCCACCCTCCGGGGAGCAGCGGCGTCCCGTCGAGGGAGGCGTCGATCGTCGCCATGGCGGCCTCGTCCGCCTCGGGGAGCAGGTGACCGTACAGGTCCGACGTCGTCTTGATCGACTCATGGCCGAGGCGCCGCTGTACGTAGGTCAGGGAGTGCCCGGCCGAGATGAGCGCCGCGGCGTGGCTGTGCCGAAGGTCATGGATCGTCGGATTCTTGTGCTCGGGCAGGACGCCGTCCCGCTTCGCCTTGCTGACCGCGCTCATCCACTCGTCGTAGAACGTCGAGTAGGGGAGCCGCTCCCCGCCCTCCCCGCGGTAGACGAGCCGGTCGGCGCCCCCGGTGATCGCGCCCTGTGCGGTCCAGTTGGCCACCGTGTGAGCGGTGACCCTCAGCGTCCTCCTGGACCTCGTCGACTTCGGGACCCCGAGATAGTGGCCCTTCGTCCTGGACCACTTCCACGCCCGGCTGATCCGCACCCTCGGGCGGGCCGGGTCGGTCATGAGGAGGTGACGGCCGGCGAGGGCGGAGACCTCCCCCCACCGCATGCCGGTCGCGTAGATGTCCTCGACCAGGCGCCGGCCCTGGGCGGTCCGCATCCGCGAGGCGACCGCGGCGACCTCGGTCGGCTCGAGAAACTCGATGTCCTCGTCAAGGTCGTCGCCGCTGGTGCCGTGGTCGTCGGTCCGGGGGAGCTTCACGCCCCGGCACGGGTTGCGGTCGCGGAGCGGGGGGTCCTCCTCGACCGCCTCCCGCAGGATCGAGGAGAGCAGCCCGTGAAGATTCTTGATCGTCTTCGGGCTCATCAGCTTCCTCTTGGCGCCGCGGCGGACCTCGGTCGCAGCGAGCTGGTTCACCCATGCCTGGATCGTGCGCTTACTGAAGTGGACCGTGCTCCTCACGTCGCAGTTCCCGAACGCGGGGACCAGGTACCGGGCGAGCTCCCCGAGGCACGCGTCCCGGTAGCGGTCCTCGATGCCGGTCCGGTGGAGCACGGACTGAGTCGCGTAGACCTCGAAGCGGAACCGCTCCTCGTCGTCGGCGTCCTCGGCGATGAGCCCCTGACCTTTCACCCAGCCGGGGGGCCATTGCTGGTCGTGCTCGTTGACGGCGTCGCGGAAGATCTCCGCAGACTCCAGACCCTCGTCAGTCGGGTCGAACCGTTCCGTCTGCTGCGCGCCTGTACGCGCCCCGCCTAGACGCCACTTGACCAGCCACGCCGTGACGTCACCGGCCTTGTTCCTTCGGGGATGCACCGATGCCATGCCCGCACGGTAGGGCCGTGTTCCCGCCCGTGTTACCGCGAGCACGCAAGCGGAGGGCGCCTGACCACACGTTTCGGCTGGTCAGGCGCCGTGCGTCGCCAAGTGCCCAGAACCGGACTTGAACCGCTACCGGCATCCCCGGCCTGACCTGCATAAACTCCCTGCGCGGCCCCCACCTGGTGTTCCTCCTCCCGCCCTTCGGGCCCGCACCGGCCCGGATCGGCCCGCTTCAACCCTCCTGGTCGGCGAGGGTGTTACCGCGGAAACACGCGCGGAAGTTGACCGAAAACCGCGATCCTGTCTCTGGGCGTTGCCCACGCGAGAGCGGGGGTATACGGAGCGCATCCGCAGACCCTCGGCGGGGAGAAATGACGATGGGCCCGGCAATACGGTTGCCGGGCCCATCAGCGAGCCCGGCGTCCCTGCTGCGGAACAAGGGGGCCGGGCTCGCGCGCGACCCCGGCCGTCCCTGCTTGCGGAGCAAGGGGGACCGGAGCCGCCGGCGCCCCACGGGGGGCGCGTTCACGTACCGAGGGGGATCGGTACGGATGTCTCATTCTGCCCTTACGGCGTTGACATTCCTCACACTATCGACCCGTCTACGCTGAGCGTCCAGGTCCACGTAGACAGTCCAGGTATGACCCCGGCCGCCCGTCGGGGGGCGGACGACCGGGGCACTCATCCCCCGCCAGGTGCTCACCGGTTTCCCGGCGGGGGGAGCTCGAGGAACGCGCGCTCTACGCGGGCGTTGGCTGCGGGGGCACGGCCACGAGCAGCGGCCGGCGCGGGGTGCAGGGCTCCGAGTGAACGAAGCCGTGTATGGCGGGACCGGAGTCGCTGTCGAACTCCCGGATCTCGACGAGCTCCCCTTCGCTGAGGGGCTGCCAGCACGCCCCGCACACCCGCCGCCTGACGGCCCGCTCGATCTCCTCCAGGCCGGTCGGCTCACCGAGCGGGCCCGGCCGGGTCACCACCGACAGCGCCGCACGGCAGAGACTGGCGAGCTCGAAGACGTTGTCCCGGTCCCGCATCGGCGCCCGCGCGTCGAGGGGGGCCTCCTCCTCGGTCTGCTCCGGCCGCTTCTCGAGCTCGTCGAGGATCTCCCCGGCCCGGGTCAGGAAGTGCACTGCGGTCTGTCTGAACTCCCCTCGCATCCGAGGGGCTGTCGCCGTCGCCTCGGGGAGGAGGGCGTCCACGTACCCGCGCAGCTCGGTCCGCAGCTCGAGGACCTCGGCGCGCGTCGCCGGGCAGCCGCCGAACACGGACAGCCCGACGTTGTAGGCGCGGCGGATGTCCTCGGGGTCGATCGTCTTCACACGCCTTCCCCCCTTCCCCCGAGCGCTTGACGCCCGCGCGCGAGGAAGTCGGACACGGCGTCAGGGGAGCACAGGCGGCCCGGCTTCCTGACCGGCACGCACCAGTAGGGGCGGGCGCCGTCCGGCGCGGTGCGGCCGATGAGGGGGACGCCCATGACGGAGCCCTCCCCGAGATAGCGCGCGTGCTCCTGGCGGTGACGGCCGGCCCACTCGTGCCGGTGCGCGGTGTAGGTCGGGACGAGGGCGTAGTAGCGGTGCGGATACAGACTCATGCACACCGGCCCGCCGAGCTCCTCGCCGAGAACCTGGTCGATCTCGACCATGCGGCGCCGGCCGGTCGCGGCCCACACGATGTCCGCCTCCATCCGCACGGCGGCGAACTTCCGGCCGCACTCGAGGAGGGCGACCCCGAGCTCCTGCCACTCCTGGTGTGCAGCCTGCGGATCCTTCGCGGAGCTCAGCAGCCAGTCGCGTACGAGCTCTAGGCGCTCCGGGTCGTCAACCACTGCTCTTTCCTGCTCGTCCACACAGTGATGTGCGTCCATCATCTCGACCCCCAGCGGCCTCGACGTTCAGTGATTACGGCAGTACATCGAGCCCTATCGTGGGAAGTGCACACCCCGGAGCCACGGAGCGGTTCAACGGGGTTAAACGCCCTGCTGGGAGGGTGACGAGGAATGGCGAAGAACACCCGCGTGCCGAACGGCGCGCTGAAAGAAGCCCTGCGCGAAGCAGGGTTGACGTACCAACAGCTCGCGAACGAGGTCCGCCAGGCCGCGGCTCTCGCCGGGCACGAACTCCGCACGAGCAAGGCCGGCGTCTCTTACTGGGTCGCCGGCCTGGAGCCCGAACCCCTCACCGCCACGTACATTGCCGAAGCGATCAGCCGCCACGTGGGACGTGAAGTCACGCCCGCAGAGCTGGGGTTCACCCCCCAGACAGCGACCAGCCCCACGCCCTTGCTGGGTTTGGGCGTGGGGCCAGATCCGGTGAACATCGTACGGCGGATCGGGGAGGCAGACATCTTCAGGAGGAAATTCCTTACGGGGGCGGCGTATTGCGTGGCGGCTGCCGCGCTCCCCCTCGGCGAGGCTCAAGCGGCGGAGTACGCCGCGCGCACCACCGGGCCGCGCGCCGGCCGCCCAGAGCTCGACGCCGTCCGCGACATGACCGCCGCGTTCACGAGCATCGATGAACGCTACGGAGGCCAGCACGGGCGCCGCGCGGTGGTCCAGTACTACGGCGAGGTTGCCGACCTGTGCGAGTCGACGTTCGCCACGGAGGCCGAGCACCGTGAGGCCCTCACCCTCGCCGCGAACCTCGTCTACCTGTGCGGCTGGAAGGCATACGACGGGGCGGAGCACGGGCTCGCTCAGCGCTACTACCACCAGGCTTACGCGCTCACCCTCGCCGCCGGCGACGAGCAGCACGGCGCTTGGATCCTGCGGATCATGGCCCACAACGGCCTGGACATCCGCCGGCCGGAGCACACCCTGTCCCTCGCGGACGCCGCCCTCGACCGGGTCCGCGGCCGGGTCTCCCCGATGACCGAGAGCCTCTTCGCCATCACCCGCGCCCGCGCCCTCGCCGCGGCCGGCCGGGGACCCGAGGCGGCGACACAGGTCCGCGAGGCTCAGGACCTCGTACGCCGCGGTGACGTCGAGGACGTCGAGCACTGGGCGGCGCTGTGGGGCAGCCCGACCGCGACCGTCTCCTCCCACACCGCGAAGACCTTCCGCTCCCTCGGCGACCACGCCAACGCCGAGCGGCACTACGCCGCGTCGATAAGAGCACGCAGGGGCGCACCAGGGCAGCACCGGATCGGAGCCCTCACCCTGTCCGCCCAGGCCGAGGAACAGGCCGCACAGGGGCACCTAGAGGCAGCGTGCGGCACGTGGGACCAGGCCCTCGACCTGTTCTCCGGGGTCCGCTCCTCCCGCGCCCGTGACGCCGTCAAGGGCATGCGCCGCACCCTCAAAGTCTTTGAGGCCCGCGGGGTGCGCGCGGCGGCCGACCTCGACGAGCGAGCCCGGGACTGGCAGCTCTCCCACGCGTAAACGCGTTGTCAGACCTCCCCCGTACGGTGGACCTATGTCCCGGTCTGACCGCTCCTCCGGACGCCTGCGCCCGGCGGTGAAGCACGTGAACGAACTCATCCGTCGACTCATGAACGAGCCCGCCACTGACGACCGTGCCGCCCGCTACGCCGACCTCCTCGTCCGGTGGGAGGAGGCCACCCGCGGGGGCCAGGAGGACACCGAGCTCGCAGCCTGAACACACACGAAGGCCCGACCGGGAGCCGTACCGGTCGGGCCTGCGTGTCGAGTAGCGCACAAGCACTGTGGACACCACGACAGTACCTCGGGGGCCTCACCCCCGGTCAGCGACTCGCCGCCTCCTGGCGCCGGCGCCGCTCCGTCTCCTCGCGGACGAGTCGCGCGACCTGGTCCGGGGGCTCCTGTCCGGGGTGGAACAACTCGAAGTGCTCCCGGAACGCGTCCTCGATCCGCTCCTTCAGCGACCGCATGCGCTCCTCGGCCTGCTCCGTGAGGGCACGGCTGATGTCCTGGCCCGAGCCCGGGAGCGGGATCCTCAGCGGCGCATGGCTGTCCTGAAGTGCCGTGTTCACGACGTACGACCAGGCGCAGCGCGCGCCCTCGACGGTGCACCGGTAGACCGCAACCGGCGCGAACGGAGACCGTGAGTACTCCGGCATGGGGATGATCGACGGCTCCGGGGGCGGCGCCGCCGCGGCGGCCGCGCGGGCCTCGAGCCACTCCCTGACCGGGTTCCGGTTGGCGAAGAGGTCGCGGACCATCGCGTCGAGGTCATCGTCAGGGCACATGACCGGCTCCCGCAGGTAGGGCGTTCTCCCGATCGGTCCAGATGCACGTGACGTCAATGGTCCCGGCCGGGGAGGTGAGGGGCCGTCAGGATCCCACACGCGCCCTGATCTCCGGCCGTGCCCGGGGTGGGACTCGAACCCACAACCCACCGGTTTTAAGCCGGTCGCGTCTCGCCAGTTGCGCCACCCGGGCAAGCAGCCGGAGATCAGTAAAAGACTCTCGCAGACGACCGCCGGGGTCAGGACAAGATCCGGTCAACTCCCCTCGTCCGGGACGCCAGGAGACGCCCCGTCAGGACGCGCCGGCCGCGGCTGACCGTCCGGGAGCAGCAGGACCAGGGCCTCGCTGACCCGGTCGACGGCGTCCCGTAGCGAGCTCCCGGAGTTCGGCTGCATCTCGTGCTCCAGGCGCCCCAGCCGGTCACCGATCCCGACGAGCCCCTCCTCCGCCTTCTGAAGGCGCACCAGGACCCCGGGGCGGGCCGGGACACCGGGACGGTCCGGCTCCCCGTACCAATCGGCGAGGTACAGCTCCACGCCCTTCGCGATGCGCACCAGGACCCGCACGACCCGCCACACACCGGTGCCGATCCCCAGGGCCAGGGAGACGACCCCGCCCCAGAACAGGACCTGATCGAGCGCGGGGACCCCGGTCGGGTCGAGGGTCACGACGCGAGCCGCTTCGCGAGGAGGTCGGCGACCCGGCCGGCGACGGCGTCCGCGAGCGCCGGCGAGGCGGCCACCCGGTCAGCGATCGCCGAGATCTGAGCGTCCGACAGCCCGGCCCGCTCGATGCCCTTGACGGCCGTCTCCAGGCCGCGGACCCGCTTGCCCTGGTCGACCAGGATCGACAGCGCCGCCCACTGCGGGTTATCCGCGTTCGTCCACTCCGGCGGGACGGTCAGGACGCCGTCCGTCATCCATGCCGCCTTAGCGACCCCGGCGAGGACCTTCGCCGCGATCCGGGCGATCTCGTCGTCCGTGAGCGCCATGTCGTCTCCGTTCGCTCGTGCCACGATCCGCGGGAACAGGACCTCGCGGAACTGCCGGATCCTCGCCGGCCCGGGACATGCGGTGCCGCCCGTCGACCAGCCGGGGAACAGGCTGTGATACCCGAACCCGGGATCGGCCGCGCTGCGGCAGACCCTGAGCGGGATCGCCGGGTGCCGGCGGTGCGCCCACACCCCGAGCTCGGTGAGCGTCTCGAGCTGGTCGTCCGTCCAGGGATCCGAGGAGTCCACCCTCGACGCCGTCTCGACGCTCACCGCGCCCGTGCCGTCAGGGCGAAGGTTCGCGCCGGCGTTGGCGTCGGCCCTCGTCTCCGTCCCGATGTACTGCCCTACCGACCCGTCAAAGTCCACGCCGAAGTGCGACTCGAGGTTCGTCGACTGCCAGTGCTCGAGGAGGCGCCGCTCGTCCCACGGCGCGGCGATGCTGTGGAAGATCACCTGTGTCGGGCGGATCGCTGGCTGGTCGTCGCTCTCCGGCTGGAGCTCGAGACGGACCGCCCTCTCCCACCACGCCATCAGACCCGCCCGGGCCAGTGCCAGGTACCGCCGCGGCGCTCCTCGGGGGGCAGGGAGCAGCCCTCCCCGTCAGGGTCGTACAGGAACGCCCCGCCCTCGGACAGCGGCCGGAAGAACAGGCCCGTCGGATTCGTGACGCTGAGCCCGACCTGATAGGGCTCCTCGACGTTGACCTCCGTCACCGTCGCGGCCCGGCACGTCGCGACGTACTCCTGAGTTCCGTCAGGCCTCACCGGCGTCCCGTGGGACACGTAGTGAACGGCGCGGCCGACGGTCGCCCTGGGCGCGCTCACGCGTCCGTCTCCTCGACGTACCCGGTCAGTCGGCTTGCCGTCTCCTCGGGCACCCCGAGGGCCCGCAGGGCGTCGTAGTCGCCCCTCATCCGCGCCTGGTCCTCGGCGGCCTGCTGCGCCTGCTGCGCCTCCTTCTTCCCCTTCAGGTCGCTGAGCTCGGCTTCGTACTCCTCCGGGGTCACCGCCTTCGCGCCCTTCGGGAGGGGAGGCAGGTCCATCCCTGTGACGGACCGCATCGCGAGGACGCCGCCCGGAAGCCGGTAGTGCTGGGTGAGGGTCTCGGTCATCACGCGCTCCTACAGGTTGAAGACGAACGCTCTTAGGAAGCTCTGGATACGGTCGTAGGTGGCGCCGCCGGAACCGCGGCCCATCCGGATCGACAGGACGAAGTTCAGCGACCCGCCCGGCGCGATCGTCGCGTTGACGACCTTCGTCCCCTGGATATGGACGTCGTTGGCGGCCGTCGCTCCCTTGTTGAACACGAAGGACATTTCGTCCGTCGCGATCCCCAGCGCTGCACTCGAGTTGCCCGCGGGGAGCGTGAAGTCCGCGTCTACCTCTCCCTCGATCATCACGAACGCCGGCCTACAGGGGTCGGGGTTGTTGATCGTCAGGGTGTGGGTCGCGACCTCCGTGTCCTGCGGGGCCGGGACCGCGGTCGCCGCAGGGGTGAGGATCTGCTGGTCCTGGACGAACGACGCCATCGGCGGGGGGTTCGTCCGGAGGCGACCGTTCGCGTCGCAGTAAAGGTCCCCACCGTTCGCGGTGACGTCGCAGGGGAAGGGCCAAGCCACCGTCTCTACGACGAGCGGATCCGCGACCGCGCCGGTGCCGTTGAGCCCGCAGCCCACCGCCACCGTCGCCGCGGGCACGAAGAGACCGGTGTCCGTCCCCAGGGCGAGGACGTTCCCCGCGTCGGTCGAGATGTCCGCCGAGATCACGCCGGTCGCCGGGTCGTACGTCACGCCGTTGATACCGGACAGGCACGGCCGGACCTGAGCGCACGTCACGGCCGGCACATAGAGCCCGTCACCGTCCAGGACGAGTTGGTTCCCCGCGGTGCCGCTGATGTCCGCCGTGATCACCCCGGTCGCGGGGTTGTAGTTCACGCCGTTCGTGCCGGAGATGCAGGGCCGGACCGCGGCGCAGTCGACGGCGGCCGGGGCGACGTACAGGCCCCCGTCCCCGCCGAAGGTGAGGGCGTTCCCGACGTCCGTCGACACGTCCGCCGAGATCACCCCGGTCGCCGGGTCGTAGTTCACCCCGGCCGTACCGGACAGGCACGGGCGGACGTCAGCACAGTCGATGGGCGGGACGTACAGGCCCCCGCCGTCGACGACGAGCTGATTGCCCGGGGTGCCGGACACGTCCGCCGAGATCACCCCGGTCGCCGGGACGTACGTCACCCCGGCCGTACCGGACAGGCACGGCCGGACCTGGGCGCAGGTCACGGCCGGCACATAGAGCCCGTCACCGTCCAAGGCGAGTTGGTTCCCAGCGGTGCCGCTGATGTCCGCCGTGATCACGCCGGTCGCCGGGTTGTACGCCGCGCCCCCGGTCGCCGAGATGCAGGGGCGGACGTCGTCACAGGACACACCGCCCGCGGCGGACACGATGAACGGATCGGAGGGGTTACCGCTCCCGGTGACCGTGACACCGGTACCGGCTTCGACATTGCAGGTGCATGCACCACAGCCACAGCGCGCCAAGACCGCTCCCCGCTCGGAGATGATCGGCCCGGCCCACAACCAGCAGCGTCGGCGACGAGTCTACGCCGAGGCCCTCGAGCCCCTCGGGGCCCGCGGGGCGGTCACAGGTTGAAGATGAACGCCCTATGGAAGGTCTGGATCCGGTTGTACGTGGCCCCGTTCGTGCCCATGCCCATGCGGATCTCGAACGGCTCGTTCAGCACGCCACCGGGCGGGATGGTCCGGTTGTAGACCTTCGTGCCCTGCCAGTGGACGTCATTCTGCTGCGCCGTCCCCCGGTTCTGATAGCGGACCATGTCGTCCGTAGAGATCGCGTAGGCCGCCGCGGCGTTGACCGGGAGAGTGAGGTCGACGTCTAGCTCGGCCTCGAAGATGACGAACGCCTCCCGGCACGGGTCCGGGTTGTTGACCACGAACGCCCGGTTCTCGATCAGGACGTCAATCCCGGCCGGGACCAGCGTCGCCGGATACGTCTGGTCTAGCGACTGCTGCACGAAGGTGGCCATCGGCCGGGGCTCGGAGCGCAGCTCCCCGGAGGTGTCACAGAACACCCGGCCCGCGTGGTCGTCGATGGTGCAGGGGTAGTCCCACGTTGCGGTGGGGATGTTGAGCGGGGCTCCTGCGGAGCCGTCGCCGTCGAGGCCGCACCCGGTGATGACGGTCGCCCCGCCGGCCGGGACGTACACCCCGCCGTCCCCGCCGATGACCGCGTTGTTCCCGGGGTCGGTCGACAGCTTCGTTTGGATGAGCCCGGTCACCGGGTCGTACGTGATCCCGTTCCCGCCGGACAGGCACGGGCGGACGTCGGCACAGTCGACCGTCGCGTAGGCCCCGCCGTCCCCGCCGATCTCGACGATGTTCCCCGCGTCCCCCGAGGGGCGCAGCGTCATGACGCCGGTCGCGGAGTTGTACGACAGCCCGTCCCCGGCCGAGATGCAGGGGCGTACCTGGGCACAGTCGATGTCGTCGAGACCAATGAGGTAGGGGTTCGCGATCGAGCCGGAGCCGCTCAGGCTCAGGCCGTCACCGACCGCCAGGTAGCAGGTGCAGGCTCCACCGCCGCAGCCGCAGCGCGCCATGGGGTGACCTCCCGTAGGTGAGGTGAGGCCCGGCCCAGAACCAGCGGCCCCCCGAGTCTACGGACCCCGTATCCGGACGGCGTCCGGACATCGTGTCCGGACGGTGTCCGCGCAGGTCACGACCCCCGTGCGTGACCTACGCGGATGCGTCCGGATGCCGTGTCCGGACGGTATCCGGACGGCGTCCGGATGGGGTGTCCGTCAGGCCCAGAGCTCGACGAGGACGAGACCGTTGCTGCCCGGCTGACCGTCGTAGCTGTTGCCGTAGGAGAGCGCGCCGCCCGCCCCGGCGCCGAACCCTCGGGTCGCGGTGCCGGCGCCCTGAGTGGCGCGCGGGAAGCCGCCGGTGCCCATCTGGGAGTCGCCCCCGTACCCGCTCATGGCGTTCGTCCCGTTGAGCCGGATCGCGCCGCCGGAGGCGCCTCCGCCCATCCGGAAGTCCCCGGTGCCGGCGAGCGGCCCGGCGAGGCCAGAGGCGACGTCCGCGGCGGTCCCGGAGCTCATCGTCGACGAGCCACCGTTGCCGCCCGGCGCGGTCACGGACCCGAAGCTCGAGGAGCCCCCGTTGCCGCCGTCGGAGTTGCCGACCCCGCCCGCACCGCCCGCACCGACGACGATGTTCTCCGACGCGCTGAGGGAGGAGACGTCGAGGAGGGATTCGCTGTACCCGCCGCCCGTACCCCCGGGCCGGGCGATGGCCTCACCGGCGGAGGCGTCCGCGCCGGCCGAGCCCCCGCCGGCGCCCTGGACGCGCACCCGGACCCGGGCGACGGAGGGATAGTCAGCCTTCTCGAACGTGTAGGAGCCCGGGTCGCTGAAGACTAGGACGTCCTGAAGACCGGTCGAGCCGGGCTTCAGGCAGAGCCGCCCGTCGTCATCGATCGTGAAATACGTGTCGCATACACAGACATTCGCCACGGCCGGCACACCCCATCAGGAGGAGACGAATGCCCGGCCCATAACCAGCGGCCTGCCCAGGGTAGCGGGGTCAGCCCCCCGCAGGGACGGCCGTCACGTGCACCGCGACCCCGGCCCCGACCGGCGCGGCCGACGCCGCGCCCTCGAGGGGGCGCGCCGCCCACACCCGCAGGACCGCGAGCTCCGTACCGAGGGTCTCCAGGACCGCCCAGGCGAGGGTGTCGCCCGCACCCCCCGGCGCCGTCGCGAGGGCCGTCAGGACGAGCTCCTGCCCCTCCTCGACCGCGGGGAGCTCGACGACCGCGCGCCCCTCCTCGTCCGTGTGCACGACGACACCCGTCACGACCGTCCCGTCCTTCCCTGCTGGCCCTCGCTCGCCCTGGTCGCCCTTCCGGCCGGCCGGTCCCTCGACGACCCGAGGAGGGCTTCCTCGTCGCTTCGTCGTCGACCTGGTCCTCCGGCCGAGGTCCCGCAGCACCCCGCCGAGCGGGTTGTCCGGCAGGCCCTGCGCCGGTGTCCCTCGTACCGCCATCACGTCGCCTCCGCGCCAGTTGCCGCCACCTGTACGGCGACCTGCTCATTGCCCGGGCTGTCGTCGGTGCCGCCGTCCTCCTCGACCGTGAGCCCGACGATCTTCAGCCGCTGGGAGACCGTACGGCACGTCAGGTTCGTCGTAATGTCGAGACACCACCCCGGGACGAGGTAGGCGATCTCGACGGCCGCGAGGGGGGAGATCGTGACCTGCTGGGTGTCGATGAACACCGGGGGTTCGCTCGTCGTCCTGACGCGCGCCCTGGCGGCCTCCGTCGCGGACGTGCTGTCTGTGATCGACGTCTGCTCCTCGTACCTCTCCAGCAGCCCGTAATAGTCGTCTGCGCCCCCGTACGAGCCGATGGCCTCGCTCTCCTCCGACCCGGCGACGACCCACCGGGTAGCGAGCGCCCCGCCCTCCTCGCTGACGATCAGGCCCTCCGGGAAGTCGGCGTCCGACAGGCGACCGACGGACGAGCAGTGGGTCTCCGGGAGGATGAGGATCTTCGAGCCGACCGCGGTGAAGTCGATCCCCGCGTCCGCCAGGTCCCGGAGGTGATCCCCGACCTGACCGGTGTCCTTCGTGTACTCCCTCGACCCGAACACCTTCGCCCGGTCGACGATCTCGGTCGTGTGCCCGGGGTCGTCGGGACGGTACCCGTCCTCGATCAGCGCGTTCGCGATGACGGACAGGTCCGCGTTCGTGAAGGCCATGTCCTGGTGAGGGACCCTCCTGTCGAGCCACGCCAGCACGTCGGAGGCGAAGATCTCGACCTCCCCCAACCGCCAGTTGACCCGGGTGATCGGGCCGCCCCACACGAAGACCCCGTTCCGGTAGATTTCCAGCGATTGACGCCAGCTCCGGACGTTGCCCATAAGGTCGCAACAGTCACCCGTCGGGGAGATCGTGACGCTTGCCGAGCTCGTGTCGTCGAGCAACCGGCTCCACTTCACGTTCGTCAGCGCCTCGGCCTGCGCGACGGTCGCCCCGTTGCGGTCCCGGACGAGGGCGGTATGCGTACCGCAGCCAGCAACGGGCATCGTCAGAACCCCTTACCGCTGACGTTGATGGTGACCAGCGAGTCAGCCGCCGGCGGGTACTGGACGTCCGTGCTCAGGCACATGACGTACGAGGAGCAGGTCAGGTCCGGGAAGCTGATCGGGCCTCCGTTCGTCCCGTAGACGTCCCTCGAGGTCTCGCAGGTCTTCCCGTACTCGACGGTCGCCCGGCCGGTCTGCCCGTCGATGGTGAGCGCCCCGCCGGCCGGGACGTACCCGATCGTGAACGACGTCAGCGGGTCACAGCGCTGGTCGTCGGCGACCTCCTCACACGACATGGCCTCATGCCCGGGGAGCCGCTCGTAGATCGCGACGGTGAGGTTCCGCAGCTCGGTACTCCCGGCGCGCACGATGATTTGAAGCGTGTCGACCGACCAGGCCGGGCACTCGCTCAAGTCGATGTTGCAGCACTGCCGCTCGTCCGCCAGGGGCAGGCAGTAGCAGGTCTCGAGGGACGACGAGGGGACCGGCGGCGCGGGGACCGGGCAGTACGGGGAGACGAGCTGATCCGACTCCGCCTCACACGGCTTGAAGCGGCACCCGTCCTCGCACGTCGTCTCATGCACCGTCCAGGCGACGCCGCCCGCACAGCCCCCGTCGGTCACCGCGGCCTGGACCGTACCGGCAGGACAGGAGCCCTCGCTGACGTCCACGCACAGGCTGTCCGCCGAGGTCGCCCCGCCGGGCAGGCACCAGGTGATGCACGTATCGGAGTCGTCCCGGGGCGGAACCATCTCGACGACCGGGAACGGGTCGGTCCACAGCCACGGCGAGCCCGCCGTGAGGACGAACTCCACGGTCAGGATGTCCGCGCCGGTCGCCGCACAGGACCCCGACCCGCACCCGTTGCCCTGACGCTCGATGACCCGCGGGCCCTCGACGAGCGCCACGTTCCGCAGGGTGCGCCGGTGCTGCTCGTTGAAGCACTCCTCGGTCATCTCCTCGTCCGGGCAGCACGCATACAGCGTCATGCAGTCCCCGGAGCACGACTGCCCGGCGCACCCCGTGAGGGCCTCGGACAGCCAGTGGAGCCCGTAGTCGACGGCGCAGCAGGTGACGCCGAGGAGGATCCCCGTGACGGTGATCGTGCGGGGGATGGCCCGGGCCGGACCGATCACGCCACCGCCGGTGATCGCGTTCGTCACCGACCGGCGCACCGGGTACTCGTCGAGGCCGTCGACGGTGAGGACCATGAACCCGGCGAACTTCGCCGAGTCGGGGACGTCCGGGTCGTACCAGGGGGCGCCGTCCGCCTCGGGGGTGGTGTAGTCGAGATCCCCGAGCATCTCGGCCGTCAGCGTGGGACACACGCAGTTCCCGACGCTGTCCAGGGGCGAGCCGACGGACGTCAGGTACTGCGCCAGGCGTACGTGATTGACGATCTCGACGCCGCCCAGGGCGAGGTAATCGGTCAGCGGCATGCGGGCACCCCTCGGGAGACGGATGGCCCGGCCCACAACCAGCGGCGCGCAGGTCAGTGTAGGTGTGCGCCCTCACGCCCCGATTTCCCCCGCGCAGGCCGCCCGGGGTCGGGCATCCTGACAACCATGAGCAAGCGCACCAGGGACACCGGGCCTGTCTCCGTGACGGACGATCAGGTCCTCCTCTTCGACGTCCCCGCCCCACCGAAGCCGGAGGGCGTCCCCACCGCCAGCGTGCGGTGTTCGGAGTGCGGCCGGCCGCTGCGGGCTCCCCGCTCCGTCGCGGCCGGCGTCAGCCAGGCATGCGCCGCGAAGGTCGGCCGCGCCGTCCTGGCCACCCTCCGCGGCTCCTCCCGGGCCCGCGTCGAAGCGGTCGCCGAGGCGGTCTGACCTTCGATCCGTAAGCGCCGGCGCGCGCTTTCGCCTACGGATCGAAGGACCTACAGGCCGCTCGCTGCGAGGGCGAGACGGTTCACGACCCGCTGAGCGGTCACGTGCCCGTCCCCGACCTCCCGGATCTCGAAGGTGTTGTTCTGCACGACGCTCTTCCCGCCGATGCCGCGCCCCGATCCCTGTGCGCCGAGGAGGAGCTCCGTCAGCCCCGAGGAGTCCGCGAGCTCGCGCGCCCTCGAGGGCCGGGTCATCGGGATCACGACCTCCCGGCCGGCCTCGCCGAGGAGGCCGATCGTCGGCCGGTTGACCTCCCCGCCGTCCGCGAACGGCAGGAACCCGCGCACGGTCGACGGGAGGGCGCTGCGGAGCTGCTGAAGGACGTCGGTGTTGACGCTGCCGAGGGACTGGGTGATGAGGGCCGGGAGCAGCGCGAACGACGAGGCGACGCCCTCGGCGACGTTGTCCGCGGCGGACACGGCGGTCTTCTGCAGCGCGGCGATCCGGTCGAGGAAACCGAGCTCCAGGCCCTCGCCGGTGAGGTCACCGATCTCCATGAACACCCGGCTCGGGGACTTGATCCGCAGGGCGGACCGGATGCTCTTTTGCAGCGCCCGGGCGATGTCGAGCATGAGTTGCTCGATCGCCTTGCGCTGACCCTTCAGGCCCGCGAGGAAGCCCTCCCCAGCCTTCTTACCGGCATCGAAGAGGGCGTCCGCGGAGTTCTTCCCGAGCTTGTCGGATGCCTTGACCAGGTCGCCCTGGAGCTCGTTGAGCCGCTTCAGCGTCCCCTTGTCGGCTTCGTTGAGGGACCGGGCGAGGGCGGCGCCGTCCTCCGGGCCGAGCTGGACGACCTGCTGTAGGAGGTCGCGGCGCAGCCCGCGCTTGGCGAGGGCGCCGATCTCCTTCGTGAAGGACTTCACCCGGCGGATCGTCCGGCTGATGCCGTCGATGAGGGTGTCCGTGTTCTGCTCCTCGGTGCCCTGCGTGAGGGTCTGGATCGAGCCGAGGGACAGTGCCTGCTTGGTCGTCTCGGCGGCGAACTTGTTCGCCTCCTCGATCCGCTTGACCGTGCGGTCCCGCTGCTCCGCGAGGGACTGGAGCCGCTTGTTCCCGTCGGACAGGAGGTCGATCAGCCGGTCATCGACCTTCGAGGTCTGGCCCTTGAACGCCTTGGTGATCTGCTCCGTCATCCGCTTGATCGTCTGCTCGATCTCGGATGCCGTGCCGGTCAGGCCGACGATGAAGCCCTTCCCGGTGTCCTTACCGATCTGGATGAAGACCTTCGACGGGGAGGAGATCCCGAGCAGGTTCTTCGCCCCGTCGATGGCTCCGCCGACGACGTCCTTCGCCGCGGAGACGAGGGACCCGGCGGCCGACTTGATCCCTTGGATCATGCCGAGGATGAGGTCCTTACCGGCCGAGACGAGCGCGCTCTTCGCCGAGGACAGCGCCGAGCGGGCCTTGCCTGGCAGGCTCCGCAGGAAGCCGATCGCCCGCGAGATGAACGACGAGATCGACGCGAGGGCCGAGGACGCCATGCGCGTGAAGAGCCCGACGACCGAGGAGACGAGCCCCGAGAGGGCAGCGAGGGCCTTGCCTGGCAGGCTCGTGAAGAAGCTGACGATCGAGTTGATCAGGTCGGGGATGATGCTGTTACCGACCAGTACGTCATAGAGGTACTGGAAGCCTGCGATCGCTGCGTCGACGAACGCGGTGATGAAGTTGACGACCGTCGTCAGGATCCCGGACAGGCCGGACAGCGCCGAGACGATCTTCGTGATGATCGGGACGAGGATGTTCACCGCTACGGCCTGGACGGCGACCGCGACGAACTGAAGGAGCGGGGCGAGGAGCTCGACGAGCTTCGCGGCCAGTCCGCCCAGGGATGCCAGGAGGGCCCCGATGGGGCCGACCAGCGGGAGGATGGCGCCGAGGATGGCCTGAAAGGCGGCGAGCAAGGGGGGCATGACGGGCAGGAGCGCCGCGATCACAGCCTGGACAAATGGGATGAAAGCGACGACGACCTGAGCGACGGCGGCCGCCAGGGCGGACAGGAGCGGACCGAGGGAGGCGACCGCCTGACCGAGGAACTGACCGAGGACGGTACCGAGGGGGATGACCGCCGTAAGGATCTGCTGGAAGGCAGACGTCAAGATCGGCAGGATTGGCATGAGCGCGCCAACGAGTGCGGCGATCACCGGGTTCAGCGCCGCTAGCACCGCCTGGAAGGCCGGCGCCAGGACGGCGAGGATGGTGTTCGCCAGCGACCCGACCAGCGGCAGGAGCGGCGCGAGCCCGGTCAGCAGGGACCCGATCACCTCGCCCACGGACGTCAGCGCACCGCCCGACGACAGGGCAGCGAAGGCGTCCGCGAGGGCCGTCCCGACCGTCGCCAGGGACGGACCGATCGCAGCCAGCGCGGGACCGAGCGCATTGATCAGGTTCACCAGCGCCGGACCCAGCGCCACGAAGACCGGAGCCAGCGCCGGCGCGATGGCCCCGACCTGCGCGATCAGCGCCGTAAAGATCGGGCCGAGCTGAGCGGCGATCGTCCCGATCGTCCCGAAGAGGTTCTGTAGCGCCGACTGCCCGGCGTCGCTCTTGACGAACTCCTCGATCTTCCCCGTGATCGTGACGAGGTTCGCCAGGAACCCGGCGCCCGCCTCCTCCCCGGCCTGGAAGACGCCGCGGATGATCCCGCCGAGGTTGCCCAGGAGATCCCGCAGTTGCCGGAAGACGGCGACCGCCTCCGATACCGCGGTGACCGCCCGGCCGCTCTCGGCCGCCCGGGTCAGGAACTCCCCGAGCCGCGTGCCCGCCGACGAGATGCCCTCGCCGAGCTGCTTGCCGAACGCCAGCGACACCGCGGCGCTGATGTCGAGGAGCCCTTGCAGTACCGGCTGAATCGCCCCGGACAGCCCGCCGACGGCGTCCGACGTCCCGGTAAAAATCGCCTTCAGGTCGGTGATCGCGCGCTGCGACTGAAGGAACTTCAGGCCCTCGGCCGCGGCCTCACCGAAACCGGTCGCGATGCTCTTCAGACCGCTGCGCAGCGTCCCGCCGAGGGCGTTGGCGGTCTTCGTGATCTGGCCCTCGAACTGGGCGAAGAACGCGTCCTGCACCGTGCTCTTCAGCTCGTCGAACGCGGGCTTCAGCGCCCGGACCTCGCGGGCCGCGGCCTGCGCCTTCGGGGACAGACCCTCTAGGGTCTCCTCGAACTTCTCCGCGTCCTCGGTGAGCGCCGCACTGAAGGCGTCACCGACCCCGTCAAGGGCCAGCTTGAGGGCACCGAACGCGGCGACCGAGGTGAGCGCCGCGGCCGGGAGGGCAGCGATGATCCCCGCGGCCGGGGCGAGCGCCGCCAGGAGCGCACCGACCCCCTGAGCCGCGCCGGCCGCAGCGATACCGACAGCGCCGAGCTTGAGGAGCCCGCCGAGCGCCCCGACCGCACGCCCCGCCAGGCCACGCAGCTTGCCGAACAGGCCCGCGAACGCCTGCGTCAGCCGGTTGCGGTCGAGGTCGGCCGGGACGTTGATGGTCGGCGCGTTGTACGTCCGGATCGCGTCGTTGAGCCGGGACAGATCCGGGTCGACGCGGACCGTGATCGGAGGCAGCCCGCGGAGGGCCCGCTCGAGCTCCCGGCGGAACCGCTCCGCATCCGCCCGGACCTGGATCGTCACCGCGTCCAGGCGCCGCGCCTCGAGGCGCAGCCGGGCAGCGAACCGGGAGAGGTTCGGCTCGACCGTCACCGCGGCGGTCATCCGCCGTACCGCCACCCGGAGGCGCGCCTCGAACCGGTCGAGGTCCGGGACCGTGCGGACCGCGACCTCGATCCGGCGGGCAGCACGGCGCAGCCGGGCCGCGAACCGCTCGGCGTCGACCGTCACCGGGACCGACACCGGATCGAGCCCCCCGGCGGCCCCCTGAAGCGACGTACGGAACTGGGCGACGTCAGGCTCCACCTGGACCCGCGCGACGGCTCCCAGCGCCCGCACAGCCGCGTTCAGCCGGGTCTGGAAGCGGCCGACGTCCGGCGTGACCTCGGCCGTGACGGACAGGCCGTCGAGGGCCGCCCGGACGGCCGCCTCGAATCCCGCCGTGTCCGGGACGACCGGCACGTTCACCCCGCCCCCGACGGAGCTGAGGGCGGCCGACACCCGGGCCTGGAAGTCCCCGAGGTCCGGGGACACCGGGACGGACACCCCGCCGCCCACAGAAGCGAGGGCCGCGGTCACCCGGGCCTGGAAGTCGTCGAGGTCCGGGGAGACCGGGACGCTCAGGCCCTCGCTGCCCAGGGCGGCGCGTACGCGGTCCTGGAAGCCGTCGAGGTCTGGGGAGACCGGGACCTCGAGGGTCGTGCCCGCCAGCGCCGTACGGACCCGGTCGGCGAACCCGTCGAGGTCCGGGGTGACCCGCGCGGTGAGGGCGGCGCCGCGTAGACCCTGCTGGATGTTGTTGCGGATCTGCTTGCCGAGGCCACGCGTCGCCTGGTTGAGCGCCCGCTGAAGGCGCGGCCCGAGCGTCCGGGCCTCGGCCTCCGCCGCGGTCTCGTCCAGGTCGACGCGGATCACCGCACGGCCGTAGTCCTCTTCCTCGGCCACCGGGCACCCTCACGAACTCGTGATTGAGTGCCCGGCCCAGAACCAGCGGCGTACTGCGGTCTCAGGTTAGCTGTCGCCCCTGGTGGCCTGCGCTTCCTGAGCAGCGGCGGCAGCCAGGAACGCCTTAGCGTCGCCCTTCGTCATCCGGGTCGGCGTCGGCCGGCGCCGTGCCGCGCCGCGCTCACCGCGGGGCGGGGCGTAGATCTTCGTGCGAAGGCGCGCCCGTTCCTTGTCGTCCTTCGCGGTGGCGTCGATCTGGGCCTCCGCGGCGTTCAGCATCGTGGCGAGGGTCCAGCGGTGCGGGTCTACGCCTTTGAGCGCGAGGTGGCCTTCCCAGTCGTCCCAGTTCGCCTCGATCCAGCCGAGGAGCCTTTGGACCGCCCAGTAGGGCGGGCCTTCGTGCCACCCCCGTACAGCTCGATCGACCACTCCATGAGCTCGATTAGGACCCGGTCCGGGAGGCGGATGGACTTGTCTGTGACCCGGGCGCCGGCGCCGAGGCCCTCGCAGTACGTGTCCGCCTCGCCTCGGTCGCGGAAGACCTCGACGACCTCGCCGCCCTGGCGGACCTCGTAGCGGCTGAACCGGTCCGCTGAGTCCTCGGTCATCATCTTCGTCAGGTACTTGCGGATCGCCCCGTACAGGCTGCGGAGCTTGTCGCCGGACAGGCCGCTCATGTCCCCGTCGTCGGCGCCGAGCGTCGCCTGTACGTCCTGGAGCTCCGCGTACGCGTCGAGGAACAGGTCCCCGTAGGTCTCCGGCGTGAAGTGGAGTTCCGTTCCGTCGCCGAGGTCGGCGACGTGCGGCTCCGTGTTGATAGCGAAGGATTTACGTGCCATGGGCGCGCCCCTTGTCTGCTCCCGCTACGCCCGGCCCACAACCAGCGGCGTGCGGCGCACAGGGTAACGGAACGGGACGAACCGCTGATCTTCCTCAAATCCGGCGTGAGGTGAGGGGGGCGGCGGGATCCTCACGGCATGAGCATCTTCCCCCGGCGCCGCAACCGGCGCCCCTCCGCCAGCAGCGGCAGCGCCCCGTCCTCCTCGTCGACGTCGTCCTCGACGACCCGCTACGACCCGACGCTCTACGACACCGGGAGCTCCTACAGCGACGGGGGCTCCTCCTCGTCGGGCTGCTCCTCGTCCGACTCCGGCTCCTCGTCGTACGACTCCGGCTCCTCGTCCTCGTCGTGCGACGGGGGCGGCGGGTACTGACCCCGGCCGGGACAAGCGAAGGCCCCCGAGGGCACCGTTCCCCGGGGGTCTTCGCAGCCTAGCGGCCCAGTCGGAGCGCGCGTTGCATGAACGGGTTCGGCTTCGTCCCCGGGTGGAAGACCTCGCGCCGGTACAGGACCTCGCCCCCGACCTCGAAGCGGAGCATCGCCGGACCGCCCCTGCGGCCCTTCGTACGGCGCGGCCGGATCCGGTGCGGCCGGGTCCCCCGCAGCACGAAGTGCACCGCCGGGTGATTGCACCAGATCACCCCGGACAGTCCCTTCGGTCCCTCCCTGATCTCCCAGTCGACGAACTCCCCCATGTGTCCCGGTGCCTGCTCCTCAGCGATCGAGGCGACCTTCCTCGTCCGGGTCTCCAGGCGCCGGTATGCGGTCCCGGTGCGCCGGCGCAGGATCCGGTCTAGGGCCCCCTGGTCGAGGGTGACGGTGACGCTCACGACTCCTCCTCGGGGCACTTGCAGGACGGAAGGGCGACGGTGACCCGCTGCTCGATCCCCCCGCAGCCCCCGTCCGGCTGGAGGGTGCGCTGTGCGCCGATCACGTACCGCGGGCCACGGTGCCGGTTCCCGAAACCGGGCAGGCAGCACATGAGGGCGTTCAGCACGGACGCGGAGTCGATCTGAATGACCCGGGCCGCCGCGGTCTCCTCCTCGCAGGGGGGCGGGCACCCGCTGTCCGGGTCGCTCACGGGCACGCACCGCAGGAGCGTGATGACGAGCTCGACGGCGATCATCGACGGCGAGCACGACTTCTGGCCGAGGACCTCCCGCGTCTCGACGGGGAAGTCCGTCGTCGGGAAGATCCGGGCGACGTGCACCGTGAGCTGACCGCCGGTGCCCTCCTCGCCGCACGGGTCCTCGCAGGAGTCCCACGCCGGGGGCCCCGGGACGATACAGGCGCGGCACGGGCACCCCGGCTGTCCCTCGATCTCCGCGGCGGTCTCGTCGAGCGTCGTGCACACGCAGGCGAGGACGCCCTCCGCGAGCTCGTTGACGCTCTCCAGGATCAGGGCCATGTGGTCGTCCTCGGCCGCTTGAAGTCCGGCGAGTAGACCCGCGACGGCGAGGTCATCCGGTACGGGTTCACGGTGGCTAGCCACAGGTCAGCCAGGGGCAGGCCGGTCCGCCCCTCGCTGTAGATCAGGGTCGGGTCGGCCCACTCGTACTCGACGCCCTGACGGGACAGCCGGGTCATGTTCTGCCGCGACTTGCAGCCACACGACCCGGAGCCCCCGGTGCACCCCTTCAGGAGGTGGCAGGTGAGCTCCGACACCGCGGCGATCGCGGCCGCGTCCAGCGGGAGCCCGTACCGGTAGGTCACAAAGAAGGTGTTGTCCGACCCGGCCGGCGCTGCCATGTCCTGGCACTCGGGCCAGCAGTTCCCGTCCGTCCGCACCAGGAGCCCGGCCGCGTCGACCCGGTACGCCCCGTCAGGGAGCGCCACACCGTCGACCTCGACCGAGGTGACGTCGTACACCGGACCCGCGAGGTAGACCTCACACAGCTCGGTGCAGGAGCAGTCCGACCGGCACCCGCAGACGCTCGCGTTGCGCCATACCCCGTACGCGTCGATGTACGGGATCCATGGGCCGGCGCTCTGCCACTGCACCGCGTACGAGGGCAGCGCGGCGAGACAGGAGCGGCGACACGGCCGCACGGTGATCGGGCACGGCCCCCAGCGGCGCCCGGACAGGCCCCACAGGATCTGTGACGCGATGAGCGTCCACCGGGCGAGCTCCTCCTCCTCGACGCCCTCGGTCTCGCAGCACAGCTCCGTAGGCCACGCCTCACACGGGCCGGTCTGGATCGGCACGAGGACCTCCTCCTCTCAACGCTCGTACGGCGAGGGCTCGGGGAACCGGGCCCGGATGAACTTCCCGACGTGCCCGTTCGTGAAGGCGTCCGGCATCGTCGACAGGAACCGGTCCTCGGGGCCGTAGCCGCGCGGCGCCCGGTGCCGGATCTTCACGTCCTCGACCTGCTCCCCTCCGAGGCGGGCGAGGTTCCCGTACAGCGTCCGCTTGTGCGGGAGGTCTAGGTGCCGGCCGCGCCACAGGGCGTTGAGCATGAGCCCCTTATCCACCACCAGGGGGACGTGAAGCTCGTACGACAGGGGCTCGGTATGCCCGAGCCCGGCGAGGAGGCCGCGGGTCTCCCGCATCCCCCGCAGGTACACCGCCGGGCCGTGCTGCTCGTAGTAGCGCTCGACGTCGACGACCAGGCCGCGGTGAAGGACCGGCATCCCGCCGGGGAGCGGGAGCATCGTGAACATGTCGTCATCGGCCCACAGGAACGGGTCGCTGATGTCCGGGTGCTCGCACGCCGCGCGGACCGCGGTGTCCGTGTTGGCGAACTTCCCCCGGTCCTGCACGGTCGGGATGTGGCCTACCTCGTCGGTAAGCCACCGGTGCCGATGCCCGACCGTCCACACGCGACGGTGCGGGAGGTGAGCCGCCCAGGAGCGCACCGCGTAGCGCAGCCACTCATTGACGGGCTCCTCCCGCACCGGCACGACGAGGTCAAGCGCCGGCGCTGCCTCGGTCAGCTCGCGAGGCACAGGCCCTGCGTGACGTCCGCGTACTCACAGTCCGCGGTCGGCGGGGCGATGTGCGTCGTGATGATCCGCCGGTGGCAGGTCGACCCGAGCGGGGTGAGGAGCGGCCCGGCCGTGAGCTGCGCGTTCTGCTCGAGGACGTTGTACGGGCCGATGCCCCAGCCGCCGCCGGAGCGGGTCGAGCCCTGGAGCGTGAGGGTGACCGCCTCCGACCCGACCTCGATGTCCCCGAGGAGCCCGTTCGTGACCCACGGGAGGAGGAAGTAGATCCACTCTCCCTGAGCGAGGCCGTTCGTGAGACAGACGTCCTCGCCGAGGACCTCCGCCCAGCCCTCGATGGCGAAACCGGTGTCGCACTGGATCGAGCAGTCGTCGTAGCCGATCGGGGTCCCGTCGTACCCGAAGACGACCGGGTTGCCCGTCGTGATCTCGAGGATCTCGGGGCTGACGCCGTAGAAGTTGAGCTCGATGTCGTAGCCGCGGAAGCTGGGGCACCCCTTCTTGTACCCGCACACCTTGCCGTTTGCGGCCTTGTACTCGACGTCCGTGCCGTCCTCGCTGTTCACGTTCATGGCGAGGCTGCTCAGGCAGTCGAAGGCGATGGCGTTGTCCGCGCCACACACGGGCCGGCCGCAGGAGTCGAGACGCGTCAGCCGGACCACGTCGAGATTGGCGATCAGGGGGCAGCTCATGCCGCGGTCCTCCTCGGTGATGGGAGGGCCCGGCCCAGAACCAGCGGCGCCGTGATCCAGCATAGCCGCGCCACCCCTCGGCGACCGTTCTGCAGCTAGGTCCTGACGAGGCCCCGGATCGCGTCCACCCACGCCCCGAGCTCGGTACGGGCCTGCTCGTCGAGGAACGCGCTCCGGGCGAGCGCCGCGGCCGTCGCCGCCTGGCGCCGCTCCCCGTCCTCGTAGAGGCCCTGTACGGCCTCCGTCCAGGCCGCCGTGTCGGAACGGTCGATGAACACCGCGGCGTCCCCGAGGGCCTCCCTCAGCCCCGGCGTGGGGTGCGCCACGACCGGGATCCCCGAGGCGAGGGCCTCGACCGCGGCCATCCCGTACGACTCATAGAGGCTCGGCATCATCAGGACCCGCGTGCGCGCCCACACGTCCCCGCGCATGTCGGAGGTCTGCCCGATGATCTTCGCGTTCGGCGGACACGGGAGGGTCAGCTGTTGGCCGTGCGCGCCGGCGATCCCGAGGAACGGCACATGGGGCAGAGCGCCGGCGACCGCCCGCCACACGTGGACGCCCTTGTCGGCGCTCATGTTGACCAGCGTCACCCGGTCCCCGGCCGTGTCCGCGCGGTGCTCCCGCGACCACACCGGGGGCCTGACGATGACCGTCGGGGTCTCGGTGACCTCGACGTAGCGGGGCGCCAGGGAGTCCCGCACCCATTCCGTGTTGATGACCAGCAGGTCCGGGCGTGCAGCGAGGGAGCGGGCCGCGTAGTGCAGATCGGAGTGCATGAGCATCACCGACCGGGCGCGCAGCCGCCGGGTGACCTCGGTCGCACGGGCCGCGTAGTTGTGGTGCGTCACGACGACGTCCGGCCTCATCCGCGTCAGGAGGAGCTCGGCGGGCTGCGTGCCGAGACGGACGTACGGGACGCCGTCGACCTCCCACGCGGACGGGGCGTCCGGCATCGACGAGCACACCACCAGGCACGGCACCCCGGCATCGTGGAGCGCCCGCATCATCGTGTGGAGCATCGTCTCCGACCCGGCCCGCCGGAACGGCACCCCGTAGTGGATCCACGCGACGACCTTCGGCGAGCGGCCGGCGAGCGGATCCGGGGGCACCGGAGTACGGGCGGCGTCCCGGGCCGGGGCGGGCAGGAGCCGGATACACGCCTCCTCGAACTCCCCGACGTCCGTGTCCCCCTGGTCGATGACGAGGCGCCGGAACCCCCGGAGGCCAGCGGTCAGGCGCAGCGAGCGCGCGTCACCCTGGTCGACGACGAGGACCTCCGGGCGCACGGTCTGTAGGGCGTGCCACCAGAAGCCCAGGCCCCAGAAGCTCATCCCGTCGACCACGCACGGGCCGCCCACCCCGCGCCCCACGCTCAGGCTCACCCCGTTCTCGACGCACGGGCCCGGCTGCTCCCGGCCGGAGATCACGACGTGTACCTCGTGCCCGGCCGCCGCCATGGCCCGCAGGTGCTCGTGACCGCGGTAGGCCGGGAGGAACGAGAGGATCCTCACCGCGACCACCAGAAGCAAGCGAGGACGTCACCGACGAACTCCCCGCGGATCGTCCCGGACCGGCCGAGCTCGGCGCGCATCTGACCGGCCGTCCAGTGGTCGACGTGCTCCTCGAGGGGGTTGCCGTACACCGCGCCCTGGTCGAGGTGCAGGACCGGGACGGACACGATCAGGTGGGCGGCGTTCGTGCGGATCTTGCCGAGGAGGCGGACGGCGTCGGCGCGCGGCATGTGCTCGAGGACGTCACCGGCGATGACGAGGTCGGCCCGGTAGAACGGCGCGGTGAGCTGACGGGCGTCCGCGACTACAACGGCGTCGTACAGGTCCTCGAGGCCGAACCTGCTGATGTAGGGCTCCCACCCCTCGACGGCGGTCCACCGGCCCTCCTGCGGCCCCTCACGGCGCATCAGGCGCGCGTACGTCCCGGAGCCCGCCCCGACGTCGACGACCGTCCGCGGCTCGATCTCCCGGTACCAGCCGAGGGCGAGGTCTTTGCCCTCGGCGTCGCTGTACGGCATCACACGCCCTGGCCGGCCTCGATCGCCAGCAGGTGGACCCCGGCGCCGGACAGGGGCTGCGGGACCTGTAGCACGCTGATCCCGAGGATCACGACGCCCGGGGACTGGCGGACGTTCACGGTGCACGAGGACGCGGACAGGGCAGTCACCCGGGCCTCGGTGGCGTTGGTGTTCGTCGTCTCGAGACCGACGCTCACGACCGGCGCCGCGGCGAACGGCGGAGTGAAGGTGAACGTCGCGTTCCCGGAGCCGTCGGACGTGACCTTCGCCGCATACACACGGCGGGCCGCGGTCGGGGCGACGACCCATCGGGTGCCGTCAGACTGCACACGTCGGCTGCGGCCGGCGAGGACGGACAGGGACGCCGCGGGGACGCCGTCGACGAGGAACGGAGTCGCGCCGGTCGACGACCACACTGCGGTGACCGTGCCGGTGTTGGCCAGGTCGTGAGTGCGGCCCGCGACGGTCGTCGGGTCGGGAAGGGACTCCGCAGCCGTGGAGGTCTCCACGATCAGCGCGTCAGTGTCGTGCAGGGACACGGGGGCCTCACTAGATCATGTCGTCGAACGCCTTGTTGGCGAGCCGGTTGACGTTGGCGGCCGTCAGGGTCTTCGTCGCGGCCAGGCTCATTTCGCTGTCGAAGTGCACGAACGCGCCGGTGTTGAGGGTGGCCCCGCCCGCGACACGGAAGCGCTGTACCGAGCCGTTCGCGGCGACGTTGAGCGTTCCGCCCTGCTCGACCGTCACGTCCCGGACCGGCTGTCCGGGCACCCGCGCCCCGGTGACAGTCATCGTGGACTGGCCCTGTACCCGGGCGGCGAACACGTCGCCGAGCCCGGCGCCGGCGCTGCCGGTGAGGCCGGTGATCGTCACGGTCGACTGGCCCTGTACGTCGATGTTGCGGACCTGCTTCGCGGTCGCGTCACCGGCGGTGTAGGTGAGGGTGCTCGCCGGGCCTACCCGGATGTCGTGGAACGCCGTACCAGCCGACAGGGCGCCGCTGGGGACGTCGGTGAGGGTGACGACGCCCTGGACCTCGACGGAGTCGACGAGGACGAAGGCGCTGTTGCCGGTGATGGTCAGGACGCCGTCGACGCCGCCGCCCAGCGAGGAGCCCTTGACCGTCGACCGGTTCACCGAGCTCGCGGTCTGACCGGCTGCCACGGTCTCAGACAGGATGATCCGGCCCGTGTCGAGGACCCGGCAGTCGTTGACCTGGTTCGTGTTGGGCACCGATGCCGCGTTGACGGTGGTCTGACGGATGATCCCGTTGATGACGTCGGTGTTCGCAACGAGTAGGTCACGTGCCCCGGACAGGAGCTCAACCAGTCCGCCGCCCTCTACGCGCCCGCCAGATAGCTGGAGGTTCGCTGTCGAGGCCGCGGCATGGTTGATCGTGGCGTTCCTCACCGTGGTCTGGTTGATCGTGAGGCGTCCGCCGGTGGACGACAGGGCGTTGATGAAGGCGCCGGAGAACTCCGCCCCCGTCGTCTGGAAAGCGCCCGCGCCGGGGCCGACCGTGATCCGCGAGTTGTGGATGTCCGCGCTGGTGATGCCCGCGAGGCTCGCCGCGCCGTTCATCTCGATACTGCCCAGGCCCGCACCCGCCTGAGAGAGCCCGTCGACGACCGAGCTACCGATGGTCAGGCCCGCCCCGCCCACACCGTGGACCAGGAGCGAGTCACCGGCGACGGGCCGGCCGAAGCAGTGCGACCGCGACAGGGTAGGCCCGGAGCCGCCCGAGTCCTGCGTACGGACCGCGTACGTCTCTAGGGTCGAGTTGCTCGCCGTGATGCCCTTGCCTGACCCCGGGTCGATGTTCAGGGTGCTCGTGCCGGACACGTAGGAGTCGGTGACGCTGATCGCGCCGGTCGCGCCGGCGCCCTGCGTGATCGTCGAGTCAGTGACCTGGGAGCCGGTGATCGAGAGGTTGCCCGTCGCCGTGGCGTCGCGGGTCACGGTCACGCTGTTGAGGTCCGCGCGGGTCAGGGACACGGTTCCCGTCGCGGTGCCGGAACCGAGCTGGAGGTTCCCGCCCCGGATCGTCGACTGGTTGATGCCGAGGAACGCGCCGCCGCTGGTGAGGGTGGTGTTCGTGAACTGCGAGTCGCCCACGGTTCCGGCTGTCTTGCCGGTGAGGTTGACCGTCGAGCCGATCACCCGGTTGTTCGTCACCGCCCCGGCCTGGGTGTCCCAGCCGATCAGCGTCGAGTCCTCGACGTAGTTGTCCCGCAGCGTCGCGGAGCCGAGGTGCCAAGGGAACTGGGTATGGACGGTGGCCGCGTCGGCGTCGATGTCCTTCGCCGTGTTGCCCCAGTCGTCGCGGAGCTCCGTGATCGTGCCGGCCGCGCCGAGGTCGATGTCGTAGACGCCCTGCCACGCCGAGGCGGCGAAGGTGGTGTGCACCCGGGCCGTCGTGCCCAGCTCGGTCGGGCTGACCGGGTTGAGCTCGATCTCGGTCGGCGAGGTGTTCCCGGCCGTGCCGATGGTCGGCCCGTCCGTCACGACCACTACGCAGTTCTCCAGGAGGCCGCCGGCCGCGCGCAGGGCCAGGGCGGCGGCCCGGGTCATACGCGGGGCGTATGGGCACTCCGGGGCGGCGGGTGGGGTGAAGCTTCCGGAGGTGCTCACGTGCCGCGCCTTTCGCTCTGGTCAGTACGGGGGTGGCTCACCGTCGCCTCCTCACACGGTCTGGAAGTCGAGCCGGAATCGGATCGGGGCGGCGTTGGACACGTTGCCGAAGTGCAGCCCGAGGTTGACCCCTCCGGGCATGCGAATGGTCCCGGAGGGGCTCCCCGCGGCCGGCCCGGAGAGGTACGTCAGGAGGGCGCGGTGACCGCCCCCGAAGGGGTTGGACGCTCGGATGTCCCCGACAGCCATGTCCGTGTTGTTCGTCGGCCAGGTGATGGGGCCGAGGGACGGTGAGGAGAACTGCATGAAGACGCCACCGGAGGAGGCCCCCGGGGGGTCGTCGTACTCCATGACGACGCTGGACAGGGGCGCCCAGTCCATCGTGGGCGCGCCCGTCGTCGGGTCGTAGCACGTCCCGTTGAACGTCCAGCCGGTGAAGGCGACCGGCGCAGGGACGACGTTGCACAGGTTCTCGCCCAGGCCGGTCGGGTCATCGCCGAAGGCCGCGCCAACTAGGTGCAGGTCGGGGAGGAGGAACGGCTGAGGGCCGCCGCAGTCGACGACCTCCGGGTTCGGGACGAGGTTGCCGGTCTCGTCGTACCACTCGAGGGCGCCGCTCCTGCGGCGGCAGGGAAACACGGGGCCGTAGACGAACGCCTCGACCTGGCGCAGGAGCGGAGACCCCGTGCCCATGACCGCGGTGTTCTGCTTATGGAAACCGTTGAAGCGGACCCGGGCCACCCCGGACACGGCGGGGAAGTTCAGCTCACGGGCGATGGCGTTGTTCCCGGCCGGCGCGGTGAGGTCCCACGGGGTCGTGTAGAGCGGGGCGAGCCCGGCGTCCAGGAGCGTGACCGTGATGAGGCCGAAGCCGTCCTGATCGGTCAGGTCCCCGCCGCCGCCGTTGTGCCAGCGCAGCCGGACGAGGTTGTTGACCGGCGCAGCGAACACGTAGTCAAAGGCGGTCGTCGGGTTGGCGAGGAGCTGCGCCTCGGTGACCGGCGGGGAGAACCCGGAGAGGTCGGCGCCCGCCGTCCCGTCGATCGTGCTCGCCAGGTTCGTGATGGGCAGGCCGCCCGGGTTCGCCGAGACGAGCACGTTAGAGAACGGCACTTCCCCGGCCGCGCAGCGCGCCGGCGCGGCGACCGGGCAGCAGTCACACGGTACGGGCATGTCCCTACTCCTTCCGCCAGGAGGCGGGGCACCCGAAGGCGCCCCGCCCCGTGGCCCCGTGCTAGCGCTGGGTCCAGTTGGCGACGACCGTCGCGCCGGCCTGTGGCGTGACGCTCTGGGGGCCGGTGAGCGTGTTGTCGTCCTCGGCATTCCAGGTGAGCGTGAGCCCGGCCGGGAGCCCGGTGAGGGCCGTGCCGTTGGCGTCGACGAGGTCCCACAGCCCGGACGTGCCGGTGACGGTCAGGCTCGTCAGCGTCCCCGCCACGTCCCCACCCGGCGTCCACGGTGTTGCGTTGGTCAGGACCCGGGCTTGAGCGGTCAGTGTCCGCGCGGTGTCGTCGTCCGAGCACGGCACGATGTTCGCCGCCGTGATCGTGGCGCCGCTCACGGAGTCGATCAGGGTGATCGTGCCGTTCGAGGCCCGGATCGCCGTGTACCGGCCGCTGCCGGTGTTGCTGCATCCCTCGCCCACGACGTTCGGGCAGCAGTCGGAGCAGATCCCGACGGTGCCGACCGGGGCGAACGCTGCCCCGGCGAGCGTCGTGTTCGTCGTCGAGATGAGGACGCCGGTCGCCGAGTTGAACCGGAACAGTCGGATGAAGGCGGTCCCGTTGCTGTCGCAGAGAACCTCCTCGACGAAGTCCGTGTCCGACTGCACGGTCTGTGCACAGACGCCGACCGCGCCGGTCGGCACGAACGGCGCCCCGGCGAGGGTGGTGTCCGTGGCGCCGGTGACCGCGCCGGCCGCGTTGTACGTGTAGGTGCGGATGAACCGGTTCGGGTTGGCGGCCGAGTCGCACAGGATCACGCTCTCGCTGTCCCGCGGCTGGCACTGCCCGACGGTGCCGGTCGGCACGTACGGGGCGCCGGCGAGGGTGTAGTTCGTGAACCCGGTGATCGCGTTGAGCTCGTCGCGGCGGAAGTCCCGGACGAAGGGGACCGCCGTCCCGTTCGCCTGGACGTCACAGAGGACGACGAGGTCCGCGTCCGGCTGGTCGACGTCGGCCGGACAGGTGGTGACGGTGCCGACGGGGACGTAGGTCGCCCCGGTGACGGCGTCGACCAGGCGGACCGACTCGATCGTCCCGTCCACCCCGTAGTGGTACTCGATCAGGACCAGGCCCTGCACGTCACCGTTGCCGTCGACGTCACAGAAGATGCCGGAGACCTGTACCGACTGCGAGGCGCCGCACGCCATCGTCCCGACCGGCGGGGCGCCGGCGGTGAACGCTCCGGTGAGGAGGTTGACCCACCCGTCCTGAGTCAGGGCGCCGGTGTCACAGTCCCGGCGGGTCACGACGCCGATCGGGGTCCCGTCGGCGAGGCACAGGCCCGTCGTCGTCACCGGGTCACAGGACGCCGCGCACACCCCGACCGGGCCGACCGGCACGTAGACCGTGGACCCGTCGAGCTCGAAGTCGAACAGTTGATCATTCCCGCCGGCGAGCGGGCTGCCGACGTAGCGGCGGATGAACTGATGCCCGTCGTTGCCCTCGTCGCACAGGATCTCCTCATAGAAGGAGTTCTCAGGGCAGACCACGATGAGCGGGAACGGGAGGACCTCGGCGCCGGTCTGGTCGTAGACGTGCGCGGTGCCGTCGGCGTCGCGGGTGAGGAAACCGCGCTGGCTGAGCGGGAGGACCCCGTCGTTGTAACAGACCTCGCCGAGGGTGGCCGCACCGTCGCAGGGGCCTACGTCACCGACCGGGGTGTATCCGCCGCCGCCGAGGTTGAAGTCCCGGAACGAGTTGATCTGTGCCTGGTTGGTCGGGTCGAGGCTCTGGACGTACTTCCGCAGGAACGGCCCGTTGTCATCGCACAGGACCTGGTCGGCCATGTAGCGGCTCGTCGTGCACGGGCCGGGCGTCCAGGTGTCCGGTGCGATCGGAGCGCCGTCCGTGCCCAGGAACAGGACTTGCAGCGCGCCTCCGGACGGGTCGGTGACCATGACCCGGATCGCGTTCTGAGGGACGCCGCCGACCGTCGCGCACACGACGTCCGAGGTCAGCATGTTCGACAGGGAGGAGTCGCCTCCGCCGTCCTCGCTGCTCTCCGGGAGGCAGCAGGACGGGGCGGGGACCTGCGCCCAGAACTCCGCGTTGCTGAGGCTCTCGCCGGTGTCTACCTTCTGCCAGCCGACGACCGCCCCGCCGGCGCACTGGGGCTGCCAGTACGAGCACGTCGTGTTGGTCGACGTCTCCTCGGTCGTGACTACGCACGTGTCGTCGTCGGTGGTCGCGGTGGCGCGCAGGTCCGGGCGGTCGATATAGGCCCGCATGTCGGTGAACAGGCCGCCGCGGTTCGGGGCGACGGGGTTGTTCGAGGACAGGGCCAGCGTGTAAGTGCTGCCACCGTTCAGCGGGATCGTCTGGGTGAACTGCGTCCAGGGGTTCGGCCCACCTGCGGACGTGACGGACGGCGGGTTACTGATGTCGTCGATCAGGTCGCCGTTCTGGACGTCGTCCGTGTCGCCGTTGTCCAGCGTGATCCGGTGCTGCTCACCGGGGTCACGGGAGCCATGGACGACGCGGATGACGAAGTTGCCCGACGCCGGCGCGACGAAGGTCTGCCAGATCGTGGAGCGGCCACCGGGCGGCGCACCGTCGGAGGTCATCTCCTGCACCGGGGTTCCACGCGGGGTCGGCGTGGTGTTCTGGCTGTCCGCGACGTCCTTGCCCCAGATCTCGAACGTCCGCCCGACGTCGTTGGTCTCCCACCCGCGGTTCGCGACGCTCGTGCACAGGGCGTCGTTCGCGGGCTGGTTGATCGGGAACGGGCCGGGGTCGTCCTGCCGTGACAGGAGGCGGAAGCCGTAGTTGCCCTGCGAGACGGGCGGGTTGAGCGCCGGGGACTCGTTGTAGGCCGGGTTCTGGATGAGGTCCTGGCCGCCGTTGTAGACGAGCTCGATCAGGTCCGGCGGGGCCTGGTCCAGGCGGAGGCACTCGATGTGCACCGTCATGGGCTGCGCTGCGCCGCAGACCTGGGGGACGCCGGCGTTGGGGTTCGTGATCGTGACCGTCGCGGCGGCCGGGACGCGCCCCTCAATGAACGTGGTGAGGTTCTGGCGGAAGACCTCGCCGTCCGGGTCGTCGACCTCCCACGTGATCCCGGCCGCGTGGCTGACCGCGTCGACCTGAAGGGACTGCACCGCAAAGCCCGGATTGATCGGGAGGGTGATGTCGTACTGGCGGCCCGGGTGCTCGACCGGCCCGGTCGTCGTCGAGGTCTGGCAGAACTGCATCGGGGGCAGGCACGCGGCGTCCGGGCACGGCTGGAGCGTGCCCTGTGGGACGTACGGGTCGCCGGTCGCCGGGTCGACGAACGTCGGGGCACCGGTCGGGGTGCCGGTGGTGTCGTACTCGTACACCGCGAGCGCGGTACCGAGGAGGTTGCCCTCGGCGTCGAGGTCGCACAAGACGAACTGCTCGACGTCGACCGCGTCCGCGCCGGCGCCTCCGCCCGCGCAGGGCTGCGGGTTGAACGGGGGCACGGTCACCGGGGCCTCCTGCGTGGTGAACGAACACTCCTGTGTCGTCAGGTACTCGCCGCCGGTCTCGGCCTGCTCCGCGAACCGGGCCCGGTAGTAGTAGGTGGTGCCTGCCGTGAGGCCGGTGAAGGTGTGGCCCGGGCTGAAGGTGGTCACGCCCTCCGGCGGGGCGGCTGTGTAGGGGCCTCCCGGGGTGGTGGCGAGCTCCCACGTGACGGTGTCCTGGTTGCAGGGCGCGCCGACGTTCACCTGGCCGGTCGTGCCGCCCAGGCCGACGGTCCCGGTCGTCTCCGTGGTGTCCGGCGCCAGGCACGTGAACGTCGGGTACGCCTCGGTATGCGCCGGGGTGTCCAACACCCACTGATCGACCTCGACGTCCCCCGGGTCGAGGACCGTGACGCGGACGAAGTAGTCGGTGTCAGCGGTCGTGCCGGTGCCCGGGGTCGGGTCGCCGATCCGGACGAGGGTGCTCGTCGGTCCGCCTACGGTCGTCTCGTTGTCCGGCTGCGGCGTGCAGCCTACGGCGAGGTCGGTGAGGGGGGCCGCGGTCCAGGGGCCGGCCGCGGTCGGCCCGGTCTCCCAGACGAGCGTGTACGAGCCTGCCTGCCCCGGGAGCCACGGCGGGTTGTCCACATCGTGGCTGAGCTGGACGCGGAAGGACTGGCGGTCCTGGACGTTGTAGCTGAAGCCTGTCAGGTAGCCGTTCGGGGAGGGCACGGTCAGGCTCCTTCGGCGTGCTTCTGTCGGCGGTGTGTGGCCAGGCCGCGCGGCGTGCTGAACGGGCGCCCGCAGTCCGAGCACGGCTGCGCGCCGTCCTCGTCCGCTGAGTCGCTTGGGTCGCTGTCCCCCTCGTCGTCCTCACCGTCCGCTGGGGCGTCTTCCAGCGGGGCGAAGTCCGGTGGGGGCAGCGGGACCGCGTCAGGCCCGTACGCGGTCGCAGGGACCTCCGGGAGCGGCTCTCCCGGCCGGCCCTCGACCAGGGGCAGCACGGGCGGGGTCCACTCCTCGGCCTCGGGCGGGGGCGTGCCGTTGGCGGCGTCCTCGCTGGGGGACACGAACCGGTGCCCGTCGACGAGGGACCCGATCAGGACCTCCTCCGGGATCTCGGTGAAGAGGTCCCCGGGGACGGCGAAGGTGTTCGGGGCGACGGTGCGCACCTTCGGGTCCTGGGCCACTGCCCACAGGGCGAACTCCTGGCGCCGGCGCGCTGCGGGCTGGACGCGGATCGTGCTCATGGGGGGTGGCTCCTCAGTCCGCGCAGAGGGTGACGCGGATCGCGGCCGCGCGGCAGCAGGCGATCTCTACGACGAACGTCGTCTCGGCGAGGATCCGGCGGTCGTTCGTCCGGATCGCGACGCTCTCGGCATCGGAGCCGGGCACCGTGACGGGGGCCTCGCGGCGGACCCGGATCGGGCTCGTCGCGTACAGCCACGCCTCACCGGGGTCGGGGACGGTGCAGCCGGGCGGGCCGGTGTTCACGGCGTACCCGGCGCCGAGGATCACGCAGTTCCCGACGAGGGTCCGCGGCGCCCCGTCCTCGAGGTGAACGACGTTGCAGCAGCCGAGGAGGGCACCGACGCCCACGGGGACGTGCAGGAGCCCGGTACCGCCGTACTCCGTGCCGAGCCAGGACTCCAGTGCGCCGACGCCCTGAGCGATCGACACGGCGCCGGCCGCGGGGGTGAGGTCCTCGCCGATGTCGCAGAGGACCTCCCGCATGAGCCACTCCTCGAGGGCCCGCTGTTCGCCGAGGCGGAGGGTCTCCTCGGCGTGACGCACGGCCTCTTGGTAGCTCTGGCCGAACGTCGAGCACTCCGACCCGGCGTAGATCGTGACCGGCGGGGCGGAGCAGGAGCCGGGCCGCTCGAAGGTCTTCGGGGGGACCTCGGGGTCGCCCTCGGGCGGGCACCAGGTCGTGTCATGCGCCTCGGAGCACGACAGGGGGACCCATTCCGTGCCGAGGAGCTCGTGTGGGTTGGTGACCTCGATGACGTCCGTACAGCCGCCGAGGAGGCCGTGTGGGAGCGGCGTGCCGGGGACGGCTTCGACGCGGCTCCGGAGTCCTGCTGAGGGCATGGCCTGACCTCCTTCGTCATGGGTGGTGCCGGGCGCCCGCGTTCAGGTCACGGGCGCCCGGCACGTCACGGGGTGCCGGTCAGGCTGCCGGGCAGGTGAGGAGGGTCTGAGCGCCGGACTCGCCGGACGGGCAGACCGGGACGGTGACGAGGCGGGTGTCGATGGAGCGGTCGACGATCGTCGTGCACTCCTCGGAGAACGCCGCGGTGTAGTCGTTCGTCGAGAACTTCGCGCTGTCGTGGATCACGCCGAGGTTCACTTCCGCGCCGCGTCCGATCTGGATCTGACCGGCCGGGTAGATGAGGAACTGAAGCTCGTCGGGCCACACGAGGGCCGGGGTCGGTCCGCCGATGCCGTTGTTCACGGGCGGGTTCCCGGCCGGGAGGGTGTTCGTGATGCCGCGCGCCCACTGGATACGGACGCCCAGCGGGGAGAACACGGCCTGTACGTCGGCGGTGGTGACCTCGTCGACCGAGACGCCGTTCCTGCGGGCGACGTCCGCGAGGAACAAGTTCCGGCTCCACCAGGGGAAGACGACCTCGAGGGAGATCCGGTCACACAGGGAGTGCCGCTCGATCATGTCGGCGGCCTGGAGCGCGACGGCCGCGAACACCGGGGACAGGGCGCCCCACGTGGCCGCGATGTTCACCGCGGTCGCCGACGCGGCGACCTGGTTGAGGAGCTCCGACTTCACGCGGATCTCGTGCGCGACGAGGGCCTGACGCAGGTAGAAGGAGACGAGCTCCGGGAAATGCCTCTGCGTCAGGATGCCGGCCTCGATGCAGATACCGATGGCCTCACAGCGGACCTCGACCGGGTCCTCACACGGGATCTTGTAGCAGGGCTTCGGGTTGCCCGCGATGTCGTCCGCCTCGGTGTGGACCCACGTGAGGGCCGCGACGTCGAGGGACGGCGTCTTGAAGTACCGCAGACCGCCGCGGGACAACTGGATCTCCGGGGCGTCCCACAACATGTCCGGGCACGCGGTCTCCAGGAAGGAGTACTCGGTCTCGGAGGGGGCGCACCAGCCGCCGGACGCGACGAGGTCACCGCCGGGGAGGCGGGCCTGAGACGCGGCGTGCATGGCGACCGTCGTGCCCTCCGGGGCGGAGCCGGGGTCGTTGACGATCAGGTTGTCCGGGAACGGGTGGTGGTACGAGGCGACGATGCCGACGCCGCCCCGCTGCGCCGCGAGCTGGTTCGCCCGGTTGATGGCGCCGGGGGTGAGGTCGGCGAGTTCCATGCGGGTGCCGGCGCGGTACCCGGGGACGTCGACGGACGCCGTCAGGTACGGGCCGGAGCCCTGGGCGGTCGCGGGCAGGACGCGGGCGGCCTGGCGCTGGCGGACGTGCGCGAGGTTCAGCCGCGGGGATGCCGCCGCGGTGACGGGGACCGGCTCCGGCTCAGCGGCCTCGGCGGTGGGCTCGGCGTCGGCCGGGTCGGCTGCCGCGGCGGGCTCGTCCTCCGGCTCCTCGACGGCCTCGGTCTCCTCGGTAGGGGTGCCGAACTCCGCGGCGAGGGTGTCGATCTCGGCCGCGGCCTCCTGGGCGACGGAGAGGCGCGCCGCCTGCTCCTCGCGGATACGGCGGGCGCCGGACGCCAGGGACCGCATGCGGTCCATCTCGTCGCCGCTGACGGTGTCCTGGCCGCGGAGGGTGTCGAACTCTGTCTGTGCCTGCGCGAGGAGCGCGGAGAGCTCGGTGTCGTCGAGGGCGCTGAAGGACTCGGGGATCTCGAACCGCTCGGTCATGAGGGGGACTCCAGGGGTGTGCACCTAGAGCCCGGCCCAGAACCAGCGGCATCGAAGTTGATGGTAGCCCGCCGCAGTGACCTGCGGCGGGATGCAGTTGGCGGAGAGGTTACTCCGCCCGTTCCTTCGGGTCTCCGGAGCCGCTCGCCTTCACGGTCGAGACGGGGGCGGCTTGGGTGTGGACTACGTTCCCGTCGGGGTCCTTCACGACGCTGCCCGGGTAGCGGGCGGCGACCTTGACCGCGAGGCCCTTGTCGCTCGAGGCGTAGACCTGGCGTCCGTCGCCGCCTTGCGTGACTACGGCGAACTGCTTCTTCTTCTGACCGCAGGCGCAGGGCATCAGCCGGTCTCCTCTCCGGTGGGGGCGCCGACCGCCGCGGCGGCGAGCTCGGCGGTCGTGGGGTCCATCTGGGCGGCGAGCCGGTCGATCTCGTCGCGCTGCTCGCTACGGGCGATGACCCGCGCCTCGAGGGCGTCATTGAGGCTGTCGAGGAACTGGCCATCGGTCAGCATCGCTGCGACGACGGCCTCCGCTACCTCGGTCGCGTCCGGGAACACGTACTCCTCATCCGGATCCTGTCCGGATGCGGCGTCCGGACGGTGTCCGGCCTGGTCAGCGGCGGCGGAGGTCAGGCCGTCCGTGATACCGGGGGCGACGTCCGGATGCCCGTCCGGATGCTCTCCGGATGCGATGTCCGCGGCTGCTGCCGATGCCGCGAGGGCGAGGTTTCCGCGCTCGACGACCGCGGCGACGAGCGGCGACGGGTGGCCCGGGTTCGGGACGTCGAGGATGGCCCCCAGCTCCCACCCTCCGCCCTTGCGGGACTTCAGGTGATAGCTCGGCTGGCACGCCAGGAACACGGACCGGTCCCAGTCGGAGAGCCACGGCGCAGCGGCGCCGGAGAACCACATCCCCCCGGCGTTCATCCCGATCGTGACGATCGCGCCCACGGTGCCGCTGTTGTCGAACTGGCAGGCCGCGGTCTCGCACTGCGCCCCGTCCCGGTGATGACCGACGTTCATCGTCATCGCCCCGAGGGGCTTCGTCGTGCCGTCGTCCAACCGGAAGTTGGCCCGCAGGAACTTGCTGTAGTCGATGCCCTCGCGGGCGAGCCTCTCGATCGTGATGCTCTTGCCCGGGTACCCGACGTGCGGCACACCGGCCTGGGCGACCCACCCGAAGACCCGGCCGTCCTTGTAGTGGACGCCGCCCGAGCCGGGCGGGAGTTCCTCGGCGGTCGGCTCCCGGAACCACTCGGCCGGCATCGGCGGAAGGTCCTGCATCGCCCGCCAGGCCGAGGCGGTCAGGTCCTCGAGGGCGTCGTCGACGGCGGACGCGGCGGCCTCCCGGACGCGGGCCGTCGAGCCGACGTACTGGCCTTGCGCGATACGGACGAGGTCGCCCTCCCGTGCCGCGTTGGCCAGATGGGAGCGGGCCGACTGGACGGGGATCCCGACCGCCGCGGCGGCCTCGCCGGCGCTGACCGCGACCGCGGAGGCGAGCACGTGGGCGACGAGCTGCTCCCGGACGTCCGCGGACGCCGTCTGCTCGGCCGGGACGGCGGCCGCCGTCTCCTCCTCGGGCTGCTCGTCCTCCTGGCCCTCGAGGGGCTCGAGGACGATCCGGGCGTTCGCGTACGCCGGCATGGCGACGAGGGTCGCCCCGCGGACCCGGGCGCGGGTGAAGCGGATGAGGAGGTCGCCGGCGCTCTCCTCCCACAGGATCATCCCGTCCTCGCTGTCGCTGTCGCCGGCCGCCGCGGTGAGCGGGCCGGCCGGGCCGAAGAGGTCGCGCAGCAGGGGGGCCGGGACGGTACCGCCCGGGTTCGTGATGACCTGGAAGTCGTGGCGCCGACGGGACAGGCCCCCGCCGTCGGCGGTCCACTCGGCGCCGGTCGACGCGGTGATGCAGTACGCGCCGTCCGCCATCCGCAGGACGCTCGCCGACGCCAGCCGCGCCGACGCGAGGACGGCGAAGTCACCCTCGTCCTCACCGGCGTCGGTCGCGGTCCGGTCGATGACCTGCATATCGACGTCGTCCAGGTCGACGGAGACGCCCAGGGGCGCGCCCTCGTCGAGGAGCTGTTCCGCGTCCGCTCCGGCCCTGCGGGACGTGTAGACGACGCCGGAGCCGGTGATCCTCGGGGCGTCCCGGCCCATCTCCTCGATCGCGCCGGCGAGCTCGGCGCCCTCGTGTCCCATGCCCATCTCGTCGGCGTACTGGAGCGGCCACGGCCCGTCCTCCCAGTACAGGGCGTCCGGGGCGAACAGGCGCCCGTCCCCGGTCTCGGTGTCCTCGTACGCGAGGGCTGCGTCTCCGGGTGTGGTCCAGGCGCGGGTGAGGCGTGCCGTGTCGACGGCCGCCGCGGTGGTGTCTTCCATCGTGGGCTCCTCCTGGGGGCCGAGGGGGATGTCTGTGTGTTCGCCGCCGAACGCGACGCGGATCCGGTCGAAGACGAGGGGGCCGACCCTCTCGGCCATGGGTTCCAGCGGCCACGTGTCGCCGGTGTAGGCGGCGCACACATGGGGCGCCCAGGGCGAGTGCTGGAACGGGAGCCCGGGCTGACTGTGCATGTCCTCGAGGGCGTCTACGGCCGCGTTACGGGCCTCGTGAAGGGTCGGGGCGCCGTCGGGTGCCTCGTAGTCGTCGCCGACCGCCCAGACCCAGCAGGGCGACGCAGAGGCCGGGTTCCAGTGGTTCACGCCGAACGCGTTGGCGTGGACCGGGCCGGACATGGCGGCGGCGCGCGCTTCGATCCCTTGGATGAGCTCGCGGCGCTGGTCCTCGGTCCAGTCGTCGGCGTCGTCGCCGAGGAAGAACAGAGTCAGGTGGAGCTCCCCGACGTCCTCGCCGCCCTCGAGGGCCAGGGCCTCGGCGTTGGCGTCGGCCGGGATGAGGGCGATCATCGCGCCCATGAGGTGACTCCCATCGGCGGAGGCCGTCTGCCCGCCGCCATCCGTTGAATCGTAGGCATGAGCGCGCGCCGGCGCTGAGGGATCGAAGGCCGATGCGCGTGCCGCGGCCTGCACTCGAAGGACACAGCGGCAGTTGACGACCTGCTTCGCCGGGGCGGTCGGGTCGTGCGGGGTCGCCATCGACACCCCGCCCACGGTGAAACTCTCGTCCAGGAGCCGGAGCTGACCGTCCACAGCGTCGTGATCGTGCCGTACCCGCTCGTCCCCCCTGGTCCGCCACTGCTTGACGAGGGGGCGCTCCGGGCCGGTCAGGGCCTGTGCTGCGCCGAGGACGGCCGTGTTCCAGGCGCGGCCGGCCTCGGTCCGGGCGACGCGCTCCTCACGGACCTCCCCGAGCTGTGACGACTCCCGGGCGAAGGTCTCCCGCAGCCGGGCGCGGAGGGCTTCCATGTCCTCGCCGGCCGCGACGCCCTCGGCGAGGTCCCGGCGGGCGGCCTCGGCGAGCCGGGTCCCGACCGCGCGGAGGAGGTGCTCGGTGACGGACACGTACGACACGACCGGCGCCGGGAGCCTGCGGCCGTCCTCCCACCGGTCGGGGAGGTCCTCCCACGTGTCGGGGAGCTCGGCGTCGACGGAGGCCGCGGTCGTCGCTGCGCCGGTCTCGACGACCCCGAGGAGGGCCCGGATGATGCGGGGCGCCCGGTCGCGGAACATGCGGCCGATGTCGGAGACGGAGAACCGGGCGGCGACGATCCGGGCGGCGTTGTCCAGGCCCGCGGCGAACTCGTCGGCGACCTCGGCGAGGACCCGGGCGACGACCTCGGCGACGTCGTCCTCCGCCCGCTCTAGGAGCTGCTCGTCCTCATCCATGGGCGGCCTCCCTGCTCGGCGCTACGGCTCTGTCGGGGGTGACGGTGTCGTCGTGCTTGCGGTTGTTGCGGGCCCGCCAGGCGACGAGTTCCTCCCAGACCTCCCGGCCGGGGCACATCGAGCACCATCCGAAGGTGCGGTGTCCGGCGCGGGAGTGCTGCGGGGGCGCCACGTGTACGGGGTCGGGGAGCGCCGGCGCCTCCTCGAC